GCCTCCTCCCGGCAAGCTGATTTCGTCCGGCCACTGCATCAAGTCGGTGGACACCAAGACAGGCCAAACCCTCGACAAGTTCGGGATTCGTCTGTTCGCCTGCGAGAAGTCCAAGGAGGCAGAATCCAGCCGCGCTATTCGAGGTCAAAAGCACGGCCCCGGTGGTAAGATCATCGTGATTATGGATGAAGCTGCGGAGCTTGGAGTTGCCATTCGTAGCGCATTTGAAGAAAACCTTACGCAGAACCCAAACTGCCAGCTCATCGCCTTGGCGAACGCCAATACGCCGTTCGATAACTTCGGGGAAATCTGCAAGCCTAGAGATGGCGGATGGGAAAAATACGACCCTGAGTGGGACTCATGGGAAGGTGAAGGAGCATTCGTTCGCCGGGTAAACGTAGAAACATCGCCGAACATTGTCTATGGGCGAACCATCTACCCATTCTTAATGACTCGGGAGATGCTAAAGGAGAAGCGGGAACAACTGAGTAGGAACGGAGAGGACTTCCGCAAAAAGAAAGCATACTGGCGAGGCGTGCTAGGAGCCTTCCTTCTGGATGGTGATGACGAGACGATCTACTCGCCCGGAGAACTCCTCCGCGTGCCTGCCGATTGCGTCTGGCAAGGCGTGCCTACAAAGGTGGCTGGCTTTGACATCTCGCATACGACTGGCGGGGATAAGTCTGTGCTCACCATCGGGTCTATTGGCCTGTGCGTTGACGGCAAGAAGCGCCTGCGTTTTGAGAAGCATATCGAGCTTGATGAGGACGTGACGCGGAAGGATGTGGACCGCACGACGCAGATGGTCGAGAAGCTGAAGGAGATTTGTCTGCGGGAGGGAATTACTATAAGCAATCTTGCCGTTGATAGCAGCGCCGGGGGAGGCAAGACTTTTTCCGATGCCATTTGGTCGAAGTGGTCGAATGGGTTCCTTCGCGTGGACTTTGGAGGTAAGGCTTCTGATAGGCCAGTGTCCGCTGCTGACCGCGAGAAATCCAGCGTTCGATTCGCGTCCAAGGTTAGCGAAATTTGGAGTGTGGGCAAAGAACTCATTCGCTGCGATCAACTGCGCAACATCACGAAGGAAATGGCAGAGGATTTAGTCTCTCGCAAATACAAGGACACCAAGGCGCAGGATGGCGGATCACGCATCAAGGTGGAGTCCAAGGTGGATATGAAGAAGCGCATTGGACGCTCGCCTGACGTTGGAGACTCGGCATTTATCCTCGTTGACCTTTGCCGCGAACGCCACGGTCTAAGCAGCATCGACAAGCCGGGGAACTACGGCAGCAAGCAGACGAATCCGTTGAAGAAACGGTTCATGGGGCTGGCGGAGTTGTTTGCGGCTTAATTAGGAAGCAAGCTGACCGTGAGATACGTGTCGGTGGACTCATGGATGGCATACACATCAAATCCACGTCTGAACGCTTCCAACCACCATCCAACATCCTTCACAATCCGATGAGGATCGCTACCATCTGGCAGCGTCTTCGACGTGCATGGGACTAGGCAAACTCGAACCATGAGGCATTTACCAGTCAAAGAGCGCAAGTGGTCCATGACTCGGGCAAAGTATTCTGGCTCAACGTGCTCCAAAACATCTGTGCAAACCACCAAGTCTGCTGGTTGTGGCATGGCCGAAATCTCGGGGATGGATGGATCATAGTCAGCGACCTCGATTCCACGGCTGCGCATTTCCTTCGAGAAGGTCTGTTTGCCAGCGCCGTAGTCCAAAGCGGATGAGCATCCATGCTGTCGATACAGTTCTTCTGCCAAAGCTGCCTGTTCCCAGCCTTTGTATCCAAAGCGAACATCGGGATTGAGGTGGAGGTCTTGATTGAGCTGGCGGTATTTGGGCGAGATAAGTTCTGGCGTCATATTCCAAGGCGGGTTTTCATACAGGCTATCAAAGGTTCTAACCTGACGAGCGGCGATTTCTTTTCGTTCCAGTTCGGCAACTTGCTTCACTCTCTCCAAGGTAGATTCTGGATTCTTGAAGAACCTTTCAAGCCTATCATTGGAGAAATGCTTTCGCAAGGCTTCCTCGCCGCCAAAAACGTAAAGGGCGACGGCTCTGGCTAGTCCGGGCTTCTCTCCCGAGTTGGTGTATGTCCTGTATTGAGCATGCGGCCTTACTCTCTCGGGCCACTCCCCGAAGTGATAGACTACACCATCCGGTATTGCCCAGTTTTCGTAACCAAGCATCCAAGTCTTCATGCCGAGATAGGAGAGAACACCCCATCCCAAGTTGTGCTCTGCGCAACATCCTAAGCCTCCAATGTCAGCCCAAACCGATTTGCGGATCATGTAGGGCATACCCTTCCACGGAACCATGGATGGCTTTTCGACGGGGGTTGCGCCAGCCCATTCCCCCAAGGGAGTTCTGGAAACACTGAGATGCGTCCTCTTGGTTGCGGAGGAGCGGTGCGCCCATTGGATCGGTGCGTGGACAAAGCCAATCGGATCATCCTTGTGTTCCTTGTGGAACTTTAGCAGGGCTGGAATCGTATTGTGGCCTATCAGTGTGTGAGCGTCTGTGTAGAACAGGTATTCGCCCTTTCCCTCTTCGTGGGCCAGATGAATAGCCTTCGCGATGGATGGATTCTCAAGCCTGACAACCCGAACGATGCCCTCCTTGATTTGCCCAGCTAGGCAATCCATCGCCGCTAGATGGACATCCTCGTCGGAGTTTTCCACGACTACGATTTCTGCCGTGACGCCGGATTCTTTGATGGCCTCCACTGCGGACAAAACCGTCACGCAAAGCATGGACGTTTCGTTCCTTGAGGCTAGGACGATGCTCAATTCCATTTACGGAGGCGGTGTCGTTGGAGGGTCCGTGCTTGGAGGAACTGTCGTAGGCGGCAAAGTCGTCGGCGGAAGTGTAGTTGGCGGTAAAGTTGTAGGCGGAACCGTAGTCGGCGGCAAAGTTGTGGGTGGCAGCGTAGTCGGCGGCAAGGTCGTCGGAGGCAAAGTGGTCGGCGGAAGGGTCGTAGGAGCAACCGTGGTCGGTGGAACAGTTGTCGGAGGCAATGTCGTTGGCGCTCCCGTTGTTGGAGCTGCTGTGGTCGTCACTGGAGGCTCTGGCTCTCCTCCAACATACGTCACCACCCCGCCAACAATGGACAGATACGTCCCAACCCGAATCGGCACCACCTGCAACGATGGCGTTGCATCAAACGAGTTATCAATCCTCACCACCGGCCTAGCCTGCTGCCGGATGGTAACTTGGTCTGACCCACGCTGGCGGTTCGCAATCAAACCTCCGACTCCGTATTCCTTGGGAGCGGACTGATACGGGCTGGCATCAGGGCCATACGTGCCGTTTGCGGTCGTAATCATTGGATCGTCTCTTCAGGCTGCGGAGGCGGGAAGATTTCCACCTGCTCGCGTAGCCACATGCCGTTCACATACTGCTGCGTGTCGCGGAGGATGAAGCTCTCCCAGTCGATGAAGTTGGTCGCCGGAATGATCGTTTTGTTCGGATTGCGCCCCGGAGGAGGGTTTTGAACGCCAACTCCAACGATGATTTCCGCTGTGTATTGCTGCTCTGGAAAGACAACCGTGGGGTGCAGGCAGCGAACAAAGTCCATGGAAACGCCGATGTAGGAGCCATTCACGTCTGTAGGCACCGGCTGCTCATGCGTCAAATCAGCCTCGCTCCACGGCGTCGGGGAAAGGAACTGCCGGACGATGATGGTCGAGTTGTAGTTGACCTCTGGAATGAACTTGTAGCGCGGCAGAATACGTGGCGTAGTGACGATACTAGCGCCGTTATTGATCGCCAGCGGGAAGGCATTCGTCTCGATGGCGTAGAGGTCGAGAAGGACCGCAGGCCAAGTGTAGTTCTGCGTGTCAGGGAAGACCTTGAAGGGCTTGTTCTTGGTGCCTAGACCATCCTTGGAGTTCTCGGTCTTTGATTTGCCGAACAGGAAGGAGATGGAGCCAGCGCCACCTTTGGAGCAGGAGACATAGATGTAGTCGCCCCATTTCTCATTGGCGCGCTCACCGTTGACAGCCCAAAGGAACTCCTTGTAGCGTGTCACGCCTGCCTGCAAAACGGGCTTCTCGGGCGACAGGAATAGCTCAGGGTTGATCTTTTGGTCAGGCACCGACACCGAGAACATGAACTCGTTCGGGTCTGGCGTCGGGAGTAGCTGGAAATTCGAGGCCATTAGACGGTGTTCGGGGGATACGGAGCAATCACATCGCCGGTCTGCCATTCAGCGGCCAGAGAGGCGGGGGTGCCATTCTCAATAGTGAAAATCCAGTGCGTGCGGGCAAGGAAGGTCTGCCGGAGCGGCTGATGGTTGATTTCGTCGGATACGGATGCCCGCAGGTCGGTCGTTCCGTCCACCGCAAGTCCGCCAGTTCCAGCGACAGCGTTTGCGCCACCTCCCGTGAAAGCACTCGGGATGACTGCGGCAGCGCCCACAAATGAGCCGGGAGCCACGGCACCCGGAGAAGCGCCAGTCTCAGGCCAGAGAGTCGTCGTATTCGTGAAAATGTCCCGAAACTCGCTCGACCAGACCCGGATTTCGTCCCGCTGAATGATCGCGTAGCCAGAGGTGATGTTGGAGCCGAGGTTGACCGCAGTTCCGCCGAGGGTTTCGGCCAGCTTGCAGGTAGCGCCAGAGCTGTCTCGGGCGAAATAGACTCGGTTCGTGGTGACGTTGGAGCCTCCTGTGAGCTGCGTGAAGGTGATTTGCAGGCCGTCTGACAGCGTTGCACCGGCAAAGGTGACTACATCCGTGGAATCGACCCCTGTGACGCCTGCGTAGGCTGTGGTTGATCCGGTAAGGGACACCGCAGAAACGTCGTCGTAGCGGAAGAATCTGCCGTTCTTTCGCGAAAGGAAAAGTGTGCTACTTGCCATAATTTCGGAGAATATCACTTGCGCGGGTGAGGGCAAGTTGTTAATGTTGGGTCGAATTCAAATAGGTTTGCTCGGGAAGGAGCAATCTGACCCACGGCAAACCTGCTCTGAGGCCCGGCTTCTTCCCAAGCCGGGCCTCTTTGCGTTTCCCTGTTCTAGTCTGTGAAATACGGTGAATGAGGGCCTAGCGCCCGTTGACAGCCTGAGTTAGCAGTAAGGGGTGATTAATGTGAGAGTAGAGTTCAGCAGCGTGCGCTTAATGGTTATAGCGGCATGTGGGCGCAACGGAGATTCGCGATTCTCTCCGCCAGCCGAGTCAGCGATGAAGGTTCAAGTCCTTCCGCTGCTGAACTCTACTCTCCGAAGGTTGAATTGAGCGGA